CAAGCCGTAATGATGGGTTTGTCATGGTGACGCTTGACCCGCCACCGGACTTGTTGGAAATTGCCGAAGCCTTGGATGCGATGGCGAAACCACACGTGGGAAGCGGCTGGGCGAACACTAACTACACCGACCTGCCCTGCACCACGCCACGGCAGGAAGCAATCTGGATGGCATACAACGGCATCACAAGAGGGGAGGATTGAGATGGCAAGGCGCGGATACGTGCAATTGGCCAATGGCTTCTATCTCAACCGGAAGGTACGCCGTTTGCGTCGCACCATGCCATCGGCCATCAGCGCCTTCGTCATCATGCTTTCCTACTGCGGCGACAACCTCACGGACGGTTATGTGGACTCGGACACGGCGGAATTCGTGCTCGACATCACCACACAGGAGCTTGACGCTTTGCAGCAGGTCGGATTGATCGAGGCCGTGGATGGCGGCTATGTCATCCACGATTACCTCGACCATAATCGGAGCCGTCAGCAGGTGATGGCCAAGCGCAAGCGTGAGCATGACCGGTATTCTGCTGGCAGTCTGCCGGCAGAAAGTGCGCAGACTGCCGGCAGAATCGAAACAGAATCGGGACAAACACCAGAACACCAGAACACCAGAACCCAAAAGAAAGATGAAGAAGAATATTCTTCTTCTTCATCCAAAGAAATCGGGCTGAACGACTTCGAGCTGGTCAGGGAGAAAGCCCACGCCAATGCCGCCATAATCCGCGATTACCCGAATCTCGACCTGTCGGACGCGTGGAATGCCTTCGCCGCTCGCCACTACGGCGAGACACGCACCGTCAACGACTGGTGCCGCCAATGGAAAGGCTGGTGCCAACGCAGAGCCAACATGAGCGGCATACCACCCTCGAAACCACACAAGCACACGTGGCAGTGCGAACACGTGCTCCAAGCGCTCGGACGCGACAAGGAAACCGCCACGCCAGACCAACAAGCATGCAGGCTCGCTGAACGACTCAACAAGGAGCAGAACACACAATGATAGAACCCAAACTCATCTACCATCTCACAGACGCCGAATACCACCGACGCATGGCCAAGGCATGGCGAGAAGGCTACGCGGCCGGTTGGAAAGACCAGGAATGCGACTTCCCACCACACACAAGCGACAATCCATACACGGAGGACACAAAATGAACGTCTACATCGTCACCGCAAACGCCGGAGACAGAAACACCTACAGCGATTTCCGCATTCCACGCATACCTCTGTGGTCGTGGCAAACCATGGCCGAATACTTATTCCGCGGATACGCCGAGGAGGTCAGCATCATGGGCGTCTATTCCACGCGAGGCCAAGCCGAAAACCGCGTCCGTGAACTCGATCGCGAACACTTCGACAAACTCCAGATCTTCGAATGCGCCGTAGACGCCAATTGCTGGAAATACGTAGGAGGATACGAGGAATAATGAAGCAAAGAATCGACTTCGCCCTGCAACCAGTGTCACTCGGGCCGAACTTCATCGGCTTCGCCGTGGATGTGCCAGTTCAACCATGCAAAAACGGCGAAATAGGACCATTCACCAGAAAAACCACCACCAGCGACGGAACAACCGCCCTCACGTACTACAAGCTTACCGACGACTTCGCAAAAAGACTCGACGAAGCCATCAAAGCCTTCAAAACCAAGCTCACCGAACCGGAGGCCACCAAATGAAGAAAGTCCTCGAAGACATGATCATCAAGTGGCATCAGGCCGGATACGCGCTCGACGAGATCGCGCCACTCGTGCCGCAAGTGCCAAAAGCCGAAATCGCGGCCATCATCCACCAGTGCGACAAGGAGACACGACTTTGACCGATTGCAAGCACTGCCGGAAGCCCATGAAGCCGGTGTCCGCGAATCTGCTCTGCGCCAGCTGCCGAGAAAACTACTGGCAGCTCATCCGCCAACTCGGACACGTCCAACTGCCCGCCCTGCGAAGCATCATGCTCAAACAGGCCCACATCGGACCCACGGGCCACGCGCCAAACAAAGGCAACGCGCCAATACCCATCGACACGAGAGCGCAAGCCCTCATCACCGATTCCGAAGCGTGGCTCGCCGAACAAGCAGGCAAAATCAACGCACGCTACAGCAATCTCCCGTGGGACAAGGCATGGAAGAAGATCACGGCCAACAAACACACCATCCTCAGCATGAGCACCGCAGCAGACGATTACGCAGCCCTGGAACACATCAGCCGACGCAACGAGACGGCCTTGACCCCAGAAGAGGCAATGGTCATCATCGGCACATGCCCACAATGCGGCCACCAAGCCACCAGCACGCCACAAGCCGAAACATGGACATGCCCAGACTGCAAATGGCAAGGCGGAGTCCAAGCCATCAAAGCCGAACGCGACAACAAACTCTGGCAACTCGAATACACCGGAAAACCAGTCGAAGTCGCACGCTACCTCGCCAAAATGGACATCCACTGCACCAGCGACCAGATCCGCCAATGGCTCACCAGAGGTAAACTGCACGCCACGCCGACAAAACACAAAGGAGAGTACGTGTTCAACCTCGGAGAAATAACCGCCATGCTTGACTGTCACAATTAAAATGCTATACTGTCGTATGTTTGTAAAATGAAATGGTCCAGCCAGAAAATGGTTTGGACCATTTTTCATATTCGCTTCGATAGCTCAACGGTCAGAGCAGGCGGAACAGCACGATACCAACGGTCGGACCCCAACCAACCATGGCACCATACCGCACACAACCATGATGACAACAACGCATTCCACCCACGCCGGTCCGACTCCGGCACGAAGCACCACAAGGCGGTGACCACATGCCAAGAGTTCGCAAGACCACACGCCAATTCGAAAAAGACAAGGCCGCATTCTTCGCGGAGTGCAAAGCACGGCATGCGGTCTGCTGGCTCTGCGGAATGCCAATCGACTACGAGGCGACGAAAAACACCACCGATGATTCATTCAATCTCGATCACCTCTATCCCGTCTCGAAGCACCCCGAACTGCAGTTCGACCCAGCGGGCTTCAAACCAAGCCACACCAGCTGCAACCGACTAAGAGGCAACAGTGACCCGCCAGCACCAATCGGAACACTCTCAAGACAATGGATAACAACAGCATGAGCAAGGAGGCAATGATGCCACAGCAGCCAGTCACACTAGAGCTCACCGCCACAATCAACGACAAGACATTCCCAATCAGCTCATTCACCGTCAACATCCCAATCAAAATCACCCACAACGAAGTCACCAACTACAAGGTCGGAGACACATACACCACACTCATCACGCCCAAACCACCAAGCACAGACGAACTCATCACACGATTCACAAACGCAATCAAAGCATTCAAAACAGCATTCGAAACCAACCCCGACGGGATAGGGGCGGTGAAATCGTAAAACCAACGAGATGGTGCAAGACGTCCCGCGTGGTTGCTCTTCCTCTCCCCGATGGCCGAAATTGACCGGGGGTCGCGCGCGCGATTGCAGATTCGAGGTGAAGCATGTCGGTGAAATTTCCGAGTCATAATGTGGCGGAGGCTTTGGAGCGTTCATTGAAGAACGCCGATGGGCTGAAGGCCGTGAATTCCGCAGTGGTCGCGGCCGCCCGCGTATTGGCTGGTCGGATTGACTTCCTGAATGCCACCGGATTCGTTGACGAGAACGGGAAGATCGACAATGTGACTCTGCCGACTTTCTTGAAATACTGCCAGTCTCTCGGATTGACTTTGGACGCTCCAGCGAAGGTCGGGCGTCCGGCTAGGCAGAAGCCCGAAGTCAGGGCTGAGGAAGCGAAGAGCGACAAGGTTATCGCGATGGATGATTTTATGAAGCGTTTCGGCTGAGGAGGTTGCGATGGCGGCTGAGGATCTGGAGGTTTTCGGCGCCATCGACGATGAGAGGCATGGCGTGACCTTGCCGCGTATCTTCACGCCGTCGTTGCGCCCGTTGACCAAGGAGACGAGCAATGGTTTCGCGGTGATCGCATTCGCGGAGATCATGCTGCACGTGCATCTCTATCCGTGGCAGCAGTGGCTACTCGTCCATGCTTTGGAATTGCTGGAGGACGGCAGCTATCGCTTCCGCAAGGTCATCGTGCTTGTGGCCCGCCAGAATGGCAAGACAACGCTTATGGGCGTGCTTGCCGCGTGGTGGCTGTTCGTGGATTCCAACAAGCATCCCGACCGAGTGCCGCCCGTGAAATTCCTCGTGGTCGGCGCCGCGCAGACATTGGACAACGCGAAAGGCCCTTACAATCAGGTCAAGGAGTGGTGCAATCCTCAGCCTTCGACCGATGAGGAAGCGGATCTGGTGATTCCGGATCTCGCTGCGATGACGCAGAAATTCGTCAACACTAACGGCGAGGAGGCGATCATCACCCGCTCGAAGGCGCGGTATATCGTCCGTGCCGACAAGAACATTCGAGCAAAATCAGCTGCCCGTGTCGTGTTCGACGAGCTGCGTGAGCAGCATACGGACGATGGCTGGAATGCCGTGTCGCAGACCACGAAGGCAGTCTGGTCGAGCCAATTATGGGGCATTTCCAACGCTGGCGATTATAGGTCTGTGGCGTTGCGCAAGCAGGTGGACAAGGGCCGCAAGCTTGTTGACGAGTGGACGCGTCTGAGCGCCGACGGTGGCAATCCGGCCGACGTGTTCCTGTCCGGCGAGCAGGACGGCTCTTTCGGATATTTCGAGTGGTCTGCGCCTGACAAGTGTCCGGTGGATGACGCCGACGCTATTCGCCAGGCGAATCCGTCGCTTGGCTACGGGCCGATGACCGTCATGTCGGTTCGGTCCGATATTGACGGCATGACCGAGGCGGCGTTCCGCACCGAGGTTCTGTGCCAGTGGGTCACGGCTGACATCATTCCTTTCATCAGCCCGAAAATGTGGGCCAGCGGCATCGACTCGCGTTCCACGATACCGGACGGCAATCGCGTCGTACTGTCCGTGGACACGTCGGCTGACCGTAAGACCACGTATGTGGCCGCTGCCGGCATTCGTGCGGACGGGTTGCCTCATGTTGAGCTGATCGCTCGCCGTGACGGCATGCTGTGGGTGCCGCATTATCTTGACCTGCTCCAGGAGCGTTGGCCGCACATCACGGAGATCGCCGTGCAGGGCAAGGGATGTCCGGCCGTGGACTTCATCGACCCGCTCACCGAAAAAGGGTGGACGGTGCATCTCATCGAAGGCTTCCGTCTGGGCGCGTGCTGCGGTCGTTTCCATGACCGTGTGCGTGAGGGGAAGCTGCGGCATCTTCCGCAGCCTGCCATCGAACAGCAGGTGAGTGTGGCCGTGTCCCGTAGGCTCGGCGAGGTCGAGGTGTGGGACAGGACAAAATCAGCATTGCAGATTTCCGGCTTGGTTGCCGAATCGCAGGCGCTATATGCCTTGGAGACCATGCAAGTCGAAGCGGAGACACCGAAATATGCGCCGAGCGTGACTCATTTCGCAGTCGTATGACCCAGTGAGGAGGTTTCATGGGGTTCTTTTCCAGATGGCTCAAGAAAAGCCCGGTATCCGTGGCCCAGAAGTTCTCCGAATCGCCAGTCAACATTTCGCAGGTCACGCAGCTGCCGATCGATTGGTTCGGCGCCGGAGTCTACGAGCGAGAGGCGGCGGTGCGCACCGTCATCGACCATATCGCGCGGAATATCGCCAGCATGCCGTTCAAGGTCTACACGCGCCAGCCTGACGGTGACCGTGCGGAGGACACGACAAGCCCTTTGGCGCAGTTGATGGCAAAGCCGAGCGTTCTTCCTGGCATGACACGCTACCGATTCTTCTACTCGCTGCTCTGCGATGGCCTGCTCAATGACCGTTGGCTGTGCCTGCTCGATGCCGACAAGCAGTCCGGCCGACTGTGGTTGCGGCGGATCCCGGTGCAGAATTTCACGCTTTCCGGCAATACTCTTGACGAGATCACCGGGGTGCAGATCAGCACCGGACAGCCGGAAGGAAGCCGGTATTTCAAACTGCCAGACCCGCAGATTCTGCTGGATGTGGGCTATAGCACGTCCGGCATCGGCGGCTCTCCTGTGTCCGGCACTCTCGCACCGCTTTTGGCGGAGGCACGTGAGATGGCCGAATATCGACGTGCGATAGCGAAGAACGGCGGCCAGATTCCAGCGTACATCTCCCGTCCGAAGGAGATGCCGTGGCCGTCGCAGGAGGCGCAGGACGAATTCGTGCAGGGCATGCGCAATTACAAGTCCGGCGGGAATCTTGCCGGTGGCTGGCCGCTGCTCAACGACGGCATGGAAATCAAGACCGTGGACGCGTTCAAACCGATCGACATGCAGGACATCGACGCGAGGGACAGGATTCGCATCGACGTGGCCAACGCATTCCACATCGCGCCAGAAAATCTAGGCTTCCGCAGCGGCACGAATTCCAACATCGGAGCCTTCAAGGAGCAGATGTGGAACGTGGAGTTGATGCCGTACATCGTGGCTTTCGAACAGTCGCTCAATTTGCTGCTGCCAGACGCGCTCGGCCAGCCTGACGCCTACATTGAAGCGAACGTTGACGCCAAGCTGCGCGGAACGTTCTCCGAACAGTATCAGGCGCTCAGCACGGCCACGGGGCGTAGTTTCATGACCACGAACGAGGCACGGCGCATCCTCAACTATCCGAAGCTTGATGGTGGCGACGAATTGGTGACGCCACTGAACGTGGCGACCGGCGGACAGCCAAGCCCGCAGGACGGTGGCAGGACGCAGAACGCGCAACAGAACAATCCAGTGAACGGAGAAGGACAGTGAATCTCAAACAGCTCAGATTCAACGTGAAATCCTTGGACGATTCCGCAGGCGAAGGCGTCTTCAGCGGCTACGCCAGCACTTTCGGCAACAAGGACCTGCAGGGCGACGTGATCGCCAAGGGCGCTTTCGCGGAGACCTTGGAGAAGGACTACGCCGGCGGAGCCGGCATCCCGATCCATTGGAACCATCAGGACGGCAAGCCGACCGACATCATCGGACGCACCTTGAGTGCCGTCGAGGACGAGAAGGGCCTGCTCATCTCGGCACAGCTTGATATCGAGGATAATCCGACCGCACAGCAGGCTTACGACCTGCTCAAGGATGGCAGGGTTCATCAGATGAGCATCGGCTTCGTGCCGACGAAGACCGCTTGGATCACGGAAAAGGGCGACGGCCCGTGGGGTGGCCATTCCGAATTCCAGCAGATCAAGCTTTTCGAGATCAGCGTGGTGCCGGTGGCCGCGAACCAGCAGGCCGAGATTCTGGCCGTGAAGTCAGGTCGCGCCATCAGCTCCGCCAATGAGGAGAAGCTTCGTGCCGCATTGGCGTCGCTGAACGAGGTGTTGGAAGGCATTGATTCCGACAATTCCAGCGCTTCCGACGAAGATAAGCCGGATGATTCCAAGACCGGCGAGAAAAAGGATGATAAGAAGCTTGCCCCTGATAAGGGTAGGGACGCGGAGGCCGAGAAGGCCGAGCGTCTGAATGTAATCAAATCCGCCCGTGAACTGGTCACTGGCGGCAAGGACAACAAGGAGACCAAATGAGTTTCAATGATCGTCTCGCCAAGACCAAGGCCGCCATCGAAGCGGTGCTGGCCAAGGGCGAGGATAATCTCGACGCTTCCGACATCGAGAAGCTGAAGGGGCTGAACGCCGAGGCGCACGAATTGCAGGATTCCATCGAAACGTTGGATGCGGTGCATAAGCGTTTCGCGGGATTGACCGACAATCTGGCGGACACCCAGAAAAGCGGAGCCGCATCCGGCGAGTCTCTTGGCGATTTCGTCGTGAAGAACATCGGCGAACAGCTGGCGAAGATAAAGGGAGTTTCGGGAGCGTCAATCGCAGCACCGGAATGGGTTCCGCGCCGCAAGGCCAACACTGACACGCAGGTTACCGGCGGACCGTCCGGCGTGTACGGCTCCCTGTTGACCTACGTGGACCCGAATTTCGTCCAGGCTTACCGTCGTCCGACCATCACAAACCTGTTCGGTATCGGCGCTATCAGCGGACAGGCCATCACCTACTACGTGGAAGGCGAAAAGGAAGGCGATTTCGGCACCGTCGGCGAAGGCGAGAAATTCAGCCAGATCCATTACGCCGACGCGACAGAGTACACCGACGCTTTGTCCACAATCGCTGGATTCATCAAGGAATCCAACGACATGGTCACCGACCTCGAATTCCTGAAGTCCGACATCGATGGACGCCTGCTCTACGATCTGAGCATCGCCGAGGAGAAGCAGCTGCTCAACGGCGACGGCACCGGCAAGAACATCAAGGGCCTGCTGAATCGTGAAGGAATCCAGTCATACACCGCTACAGACGCCGGCAATGACGTTGCCGTCCTGCACGCGCAGTCGATGATCTCCACCACGACCGGCATGATGCCGGATGCCCTTGTCATCAATCCGACAGACTATGAGGCCATTCGATTGAAGAAGGACAATGATGGCAATTTCATCGGCGGTGGACCGTTCTATGGCGTGAATGGTGGCGCGCTGACCATCACTCCGCGCCTCTGGGGTCTGGACACCGTGGTGACTCCCGCTGTCGACGTCGGCACAGCCATCGTCGGCTCCTTTAAGGGTGCTGCCACCTTCTATCGCAAGGGCGGTGTGACGGTTGAGGTCACCAATTCCAATGACACCGACTTCATCTCCGATCTGGTGACCATCCGCGCCAAGGAGCGTGTGGCTTTGGCCGTGCGCAAGCCGAAGGCTTTCGTCAAGCTGACCCTTAAGTAAGGAGACGTGATATGGCTCGACAGTTTCGAGTGATTCCAGCCTCGGCGGCGAAACTTGACCCGAATGCCAACGTGGCCGATGTGGTCTTCGTCGGGGCCAACGGCAAGCCGACCGATATTGGCAGCGCTGCAGTGAAGCCTGCAACGCATGTGGCTTTGGCCGCCGGCGACACGCCAACCAAGAGCGAATTCGACGCCCTGGTCAATTCTCTGATTGCGGCTGGCCTGATGGCCGCAGAGTAAGCGTGGAGGTCGGCATGAGTGATGTGAATGTGATTCCTGACATGATTGCCGACCCTTCGGCTTTCGAGGATGATGCCGCCTTCCGGCTCAGGGCCGCGCAGGCGGCCATCCGCCGTGAATGCGGTTGGCATGTCATGCCGAACGCGGCATTGACAGGAGTGCTGAACAGTCGTGGCGGCACGGTGATTCGACTGCCGGCACGTCATGTGACGAGCATCGAATCCTTGACAGACCGCGACGGCAACAAGCTGGCTTATGCCTATGACCCTGAGACGGGTCTTGTGGAGTCGCTTTCCGGTGGCTTCCCGGTCGGAGTTGCGGCCATCCGCTACGCGATCCATGCCGGATATGATGATGCGCCGGACGTGCAGCAGGTGCTCATCAGTGCCGCGAAACGGGCGGGCATGAGTCCGATCGGGCTCGTCACCTCGCAGTCCACGAATGGCTCCAGCGCGAGTTTTGACGTGGTGTCGCTCATGCAGGACGAAAAAGACAAGCTCAAACCCTACCGGCTTGGAGGATTGCCATGAGCCTGCTTGACGATCTGAATGCCGGTGGCGGATGGCGTATGCCTGGCGCCACCAAATGGCGGCGACTGCGTGCGAGGAAGGTCGATGACTCGTATTCCGGCGAGCAGGCTGGCGAGGACTGGTCCAATCCGGAGACTTTGGATTTTACCGGCGCTCTCGCCAGCTCCAGCAGCACGCGCACACCCGACGGCCTGCGCGAGCAGACCACGAGCACGGCTTACCTCACGTCTCCTGATCCGACTCTCGACATCATGCCGGGTGACAGGATTCGAGCGTTGCCGGATGACGGGCGATGTTGGGAGGTGTCCGGCTATCCAAGTCGTGACGCGAATGCTTTCGTGTCATGGCAGCCGACGATCGAGATCCCACTAGCTGAATACAGGGGGTGATGGCTTTTGGGAGTGATGGTCAAATTCAACGACCGCTATTTCGATGAATTGATGAATTCGGCTGGCGTCAAGGCCATGACCCGTCGTGCCGCAGAAAAGACGCTCGAATATGCGAAAGCGCATGCTCCGGTTGATACTGGCGCGTATCGCGACGGCCTCCAGATCCAGGAGGTCAAGCACGAGCATCGGACCACATGCATGGTGGTCGGCACCGATCCGAAAACCCTGCTAGTGGAATCGAAGACTGGCAATCTCCGCAAGGCGTTGAAGGCAGGTAAAACATGACAGCAGTCCTGCCACCAGACATTGAATTATGGATCTGCTCTTTTCTACGCGCCAGGCTTAAGCCGTCTTTCCCGACGATCATCGTTTCGAATCGTGAGCCGGACGATTACGACGGCTCACGGCCGCTCGTCGTGGTGCGAGACGATGGCGGCTCGCAATCGAATCGCGTGCTCTTCGACCGGAGCGTCGGCGTGACCGTGCGTTATGGCTCTCGTGCCGCTCCGAAACCCTGCCGTGACTTGGCGGCCAGAATCTACGGTTTGCTCACCGACCCCGATATTTGCTCGCTTGACGGTTCGCCGATCGCGGGCATTGATGAGGACGGGTGCAATGGTCCGTATTTCGTGGCCGAGGACGCGAATATCGCCAGATGCTATCTGACTCTCGAATTCTCCACCATTGGGGAATTCCGATAATTCAATAATTTTTAAGGCGTTGAAACGTTTGTTTCAGCGCCTTTTTTGTTTGAAAGGACAAAATATGGCAGCTGATTCAGCAGGCAATGACCTGAGCGCCGCGAAGATCGTGGTGACAAGCGCCTTCCGCTTCGCACCTTATGATGCGACGCAGAAGCTGACCGCCGATCTCATCGCGCCGACCGTGGCCGACGTGAAGACCGGCTTGGACAAGATTTTCACCAAGGGTGGCTTCGTCGGCCTCATCACCGAGGATGGCGCGCCGCAGGACAGCCGTGACGCCGATGATGCGATCAAATTCCACCAGCCTGGATATTCGATCAACGGCAAAGCGTCGCTGACCGCGCAGTTCACGGTGGCCGAGGATAACGACATCACGCGCCAGATGACCATCGGCAAGCCGGACTCCAGTGGCGTGTATCACGTGACTGATGTGATTCAGGACGGCAAGTGGTTCTGTTATCAGGAGACGGTGTTCAAGAATGGCACGCATCGCCGTCGTCTGGGTGTCGTGAATCTGACCGGCAATGAGCAGGGTCAGGATAAGGCCGGCGAGAACACCGGTGACGCTTGGACCATCGAATGGATTCAGGACGACGCCTGCGATTCCGGCAACAGCAAGTATTTGGAGTCCTTCGTGACTCCGACTGTTTCGTCCGGGTCTCACGCCACCGATCATCAGGCTGATGATTCCGAGTCTCAGCCGGTGGCTGACTGATTCAACTCTTCCCAGCATGTGTTTCTTTCTTCCTTTCTTCGCATGTGCTGGGATTCTTCCTCTTCATCCAGTGAAGCAAAGGAAAAATTTTTAGTCGTTTGAAAGAAGGAAGAAATGACCAAGAACGTGATGCCCTCCGCCGCCGATTTCGACGCCTGGACTCAGGAGGACGAGGAGAAGGCACTTGAAGTGTCGGCCGAGCGGATGAAGGTGAAGCACCTCATCAAGGACGGCAGCGTATGGTTCCTCGCACCGCACGGCCACATTTACAAGCTGCCTCTGAATCTCAGCATCGATGATTTCGTGCGCCTGTCCGACCTGCAGTCCAACACGGAGCAGATCCAGACGTTGAAGGAGATTCTCGCGGCTTTCGCTGGCGAGGATGCGGCCAAGGAGCTGGCGAAGGAGCCGGCAATGGTCCCATTCAACATCCTCAACGATTACGGCGAGCTGCTTGCGAAGATTCAGGGCGTGGAATTGGGAAAATCGTCGGCTTCTGCCAGCTCCTCCAAGGAGACGCCGGCAGTCGAATAAGGGCCGATTTCGCGGCTCGCGGGTGGAGTCTGCAGGCCGATTTGGGCAGCAGACTCCGTTTCGCGGACGCGATCGCCTTGTGGGAAAACCTCTCGGCCGATCCGAACACTTACACCGGCATGACTGCGGTGCATATGGTGCTGCCGATGGATGCGACGGCGATCATCACCGCGATTCAGGCTGGCGGCACGTCGATTCTTGGTGACCTCGCGCCGGAAAAGGCTGGGAAGAAGCATGTCGAGGTGACCGATGAGGAACGTCGTGAGGCGTTGGAGTCGATGAGCAGCATCTTCGGCTTCAAAAAAACAAGTGAATAGAGGAGGCCGTCATGGCTGGCGGTAGCGAGCTGGGTTCCGCGCATGTGAGCATTTTCCCGCAGATGAATGGCTTCCGCCAGAACGTGGCGAAAGAAACCGGCAAGGCAGTCTCCGACCTGAAAAACGCCTTTTCCAAAGGGTTTAACGGGGCGCAGCAGGGCAAGCAGATCGGCAGCGCCTTCAAAAACGGGTTCAACAGTGGTGCCGCCGAATTGAATTCCGATGCTTTGAAATCCTTTAAGAAGGATGTGGCGCAGGCGAGCCAGAAGAATACTGACGCGCTGCTGAAATTCAAGGCGGCTAGCGTGCAGGTGCAGGCAGCTCAGGAGAAGCTGAACGCGGCCACGCAAAAATATGGTGCGGACAGCACGCAGGCTCAGGCTGCGGCCATCAAATTGGAGCAGGCGCAGATCCGGCAGAAGGCGGCGTCCGACAATCTCAAGGCGGCGTCCGACAATCTCAAGACGGCTCAGGGACGTCTCAAGGATCTTGAGACGCAGTTGGCGGCCGAATCCGACAAGTCCAAGAATACGTTCAGCCGTCTGGCGTCCGGCTTCACCTCAACGGCCCAGCAGATTGTCGGCAAGATTCCAGGCGTGAACGCGGCGGTGCAGAAGATCAGTTCGACGGCTGGCGATGTCACGTCCAACATCAAAAGCAAGTTTTCAGCTGCTTGGAATGCTTTGCCGGAGGGCGCGCGTAATGCGGCCGCGAAGGCCGGTAATGCGTTGCATTCTGGTTTGAGCAAGGCTTCCGGGTTCGCTTCGAAGGCGGTGTCCGGCATCGGCAAGGCGGCTAAGGGCATGGCCACCGTCGTGTCCGGCGCCGCTGCCGCCGCTGGCGGATATCTGGTGAATTTCGGCAAGCAGGCCGTGGATGCGGCCCTCAAGGCCGGTGAGGTGACCGCGAAATTCCAGCAGGTCGCCAAGAACAACAATTGGACGGATGAGGAGCAGAAGTCGCTGCTCAGCCTGAATAAGACGCTTGGCCAGACCGGCGTCATATCCGGCGGCACCTTGAAGGCCGCTCAGGCACAGCTCGGCACTTTCGCGCTGACGGCCGATCAGGTCAAGACGCTGACGCCCGCTTTGGCGGACATGATCGCCAACAACAAGGGTTATAACGCGACGGCGCAGGATGGCGTGCAGATAGCTAATCTGCTTGGCAAGGTCATGACCGGCAGCGCCACGGCACTGTCGAAATATGGCGTGACCATGACGGACGCGCAGAAGAAGGTCCTTCAGGAGGGTAGCGCGTCCGAGAAGGCCGCGATGGCCGCGAAGGTCTTGGAAGCCAACTTCGGTGGCATCAACAAGGCCTTGGCGCAGACCCCGCAGGGCAAGATGACCATTCTCCAGCATGAGATCGCTGGATTGAAGACTTCGGTCGGCAATGATCTGATCGCGGCTTTCGGTGGTGTCGGCGGCGCGGTCATCAAGATGGTGCAGGCCGTCGAACCGCTCATCACCGCGCTGTTTGACAAGATCGCCCAGCTGGCGCAGAAGATCGGCCCGCCGCTTGAAAAAGTGTTCGGCGCTGTCGCTGACAAGATCAGCAAAATCAATTTCAGCGGCTTCACGGGCCAATTGTCTGGATTGTCCGGCCCTATCACAGCCGTGACTGGTTTGCTTGGCGCGGCTGGTCTTGGCGGCGCTTTGAGCGGATTGAGCGGCGTGCCGGTGATTGGCGGATTGCTGTCGAAGTTCGGCGGCGTCCTGAGTGGTCTTGGTGGTCCTGTCACTTTGGTGATTGGCGCTCTGGCCGGCCTTATTGCCACGAGCCCGCAATTGCGCAGCGAATTCGGCACGATGCTGCAGAACGTTTTCGTCAGCTTGCAGCAGGCATTCCAAATGCTTCAGCCGTCGATTCAGACGCTCATGACGGCTTTGAGTCAATTGGCGGCAGCTGTCATGCCGGTAATCACCAATCTCGTCGGCCAGATAATCCCGCTGCTGACGCCGATAATCTCCACGCTTGTGGGTGCTTTGGTGCCGGCCATTCAAGGCATTCTGACCGTGGTGACCACCGTCATTCAGGCGATAACTCCGGCCATCCAAGGAGTCCAGCCGGTTGTCACGGCGGTGGTCGCGGCCATCACGGCTGTGATTCAGGCGCTCATGCCGGTCATCTCGCAGATCAGCAGTCTCATCACTGACGTGGTGGCTGCCATCACGCCGGTGATTCAGGGCCTTGAGCCTTTGGTTACGACGGTGGTGCAGGCGATTACCAGCGTGATTCAGGCTCTGGTGCCGGTGATTCAAGCTCTCGCACCATTGGTGTCCACCATCATTTCCGCGATCGTCGGCTTTATCAGCTCGACATTGCTGCCGACCATTCAAGCGATGCTGCCTTTCATCCAGGGCATCATCGGCGGCATCACGATGGTGGTCAGGGGCATCGTCAATGTGATCCAGGGCGTCATCAACATGGTGACTGGCATTATCAACGGCAATTGGTCGCAGGCGTGGAATGGTTTCAGCCAGATCGTGCATGGTGTCGTGCAGGGCGTGCTTGGCTTCCTTGGTGGCATCGGCAGTGCGATTATCGGCATCTTCGCTGGTGCTGGCACGTGGCTGTGGAACGCTGGCGCGAGCATCATCAATGGTCTGCTGAATGGTTTGAAGGCGGCTTTCGGCAGGGTTAAGAGCTTTGTGAGTGGTATCGGTGACTGGATCGTCAGACATAAGGGCCCGCTCAGCTACGACAAGGTGATGCTTAAGCCTGCTGGCTTGGCGATCATGCAGGGCTTTGACAAGTCATTGCGGCAGGGCTGGAAGGACGTGCAGAAGACCGTGAATGGTATGAATGCGCAGATCAATGGCGGTTTCGATGTGGATGCGTCGAAGACCGGCAGGGCGAATGTCAGCAATGGCGGTGGCGGTGCCACGTATGTCACGCAGACGTTCAATTATCCGGCGATCGCGCCCACGTCGATTTCGACGCAGCAGAAATTGCAGACGGCGGCAATGCCGCAATGGTGACAAGTGGAAAGGGTGGTAGTCGATGATTCTCACGGATTATCTCATCGAAGGTCAGAATCTGACTGGTGAGCATTCGAGTCTGATAGTCGGCACCACCCATTTCACGAGCATCAGCCCGCGCATTAATTCCGTCACGGTGAATGGTCGGAGTGGTGTGATGCTTCCAGTCGGCCCACTGGCTTTCGGCGCGCCGGAAATCACACTCAAATTCATCACGAATGGGCCTGATGCGGATGCTCTGATGCACCGCTTCTACCGCTTGTGCCGTTTGGCTTCCAAGCTGACGCGCGTGGAGCGTGACACGGTGTCCGGTTGGACTCGGCGCATGACCGCCAGCGCGGTGTGCACGTCATGTCAGCCGGACGGTGACGAGATTCCGTGGGATGACCACCGCGCGGCCACCGCCGTCTTCCAATTGCCTGACGTTTATTGGCAGGGGGAGCAGTGGCAGGAGCGCACCTTGGACGCGACTGGCGGGCGTCTCATGGCCGGTAGTGTCGATAAGCCCAGCAACAAGGGTTATTGGACACGGTGGGCTGGATTGCCGAACGCTTCCGCCTCGCAGCTTTTCGACACAGTGCCGGAGTGCTGGCTATCCAATGCGCCAATCGGCACGCTGGTATTGCGTTTCGGTGCTGTCACTGGTGTGACCATTTCAGATCAGGTGAGTGGCACGAATCTAATGTGGAGCGGCAAACGCGACGCCTCACGACCTTACCTTTTCGTCGATGCAGCCAATCGCAAGGCGTGGACGGCGGCCAATGCCGACGCATGGTCAGGCGGCACGGATGCGACGAATGGCATCGACTGGACCACGGAGCCACTGCAAGTGTGGCCTGACATTTCGTCCGGCGATTATCGCCTCACAATCAAACAGACCGGCAGCGCCGACAAGGTGACATGCCGGTTTTTGCAATCTTGGGAGTGATTCATGGCAAAGACTTTGCACGCGCGTCTTGTGGCCTATCGTCCATTCGGTGAGCGCATCGGTGTGCTGGCCGAGCCGGTGAGCTTCAGCGTGTCCATGCTCCACAATGATGATGGCGCAATCAGCATCGAATACTCGCTGCTGTCCGGTGACGCTCAGGCTTTCGACCGTGAGCTGACCGATGGCCTTGAAGTGGCCGTGGAAGTGTCGGACGGTAGTGGCTTCAAGGAGCCGGATAATGCGCGATTCGTCATCACGGGCCGCTCCGGCAAGACGGATGACCGCACCAAGACCATCACTTATTCCGGTCAGTCGATTGGCTGGCTGCTGTCCAAGGCCGAAAACAACGATTCTTCACACCTCATCGCCGATGGCGATAACAAGGGTAAGCGGCCATTCTACAGCTCCAATCCGGGCACGATTCTCAAGACGCTGCTGGACGAAAATCGTCAGCGTGGTGGCGTGGCCACCGGCCTGACGCTCGGCTTCGACACCGCGAAGGACGCGGGCGGCGCTGCATGGGTGAGGAAATACACGCTTTATTACAGTCTCGGTACGGATCTGCAGACGATCCTGTCGTCTCTTGTCAATGGTGGCGGCTGCGACTGGCGCACGAGCGGCCGCACGCTGAAAATGTGGAATGCGGACAGCACGGCGTTGAGCCGTGACCTGAGCAAGCAGGTCATACTTCAGCTTGCTCGCGACATCGGCGAGGCCCCATACGAGGAGAGCATCAGCGATCTCGCGTCGACGATCCTCGTGGAGGGCGACAATAATTTGCTTTTCCGCATGGATAATCCGGCTGCTCCGACGCCTTGGGGCAAGTGGGAATCCTATAGCTCGCAGGGTGGCGTGTCAGACAAGGACACGGCTCAAGCCTTTATGCAGAGCACTTTGGATGATGCGGCTAGGGTTCGCGGACAGTACACGCGCGATCTGGTCATCAGCGAGGTGGACAGTCTGCCGCTCGTCGACTATCACGCCGGCGACTGGATCACAGCACCCACCGTCTCCCATGGAGAAAAGGTGCGCGTGCAGGAAATCGACCTGAGCATGCGCCAGGGCGATGGACTATCCTGCTCAATCGCTCTGAACGACATCAAGTATGACGCTTCCGTGCGTCAGGCGAAGAAGCTCAAGGGCATCACTGGCGGCGCCGCGTTGGCCGGCAGCGAGGGCGGCACGACCGCCTCGTCCGACCGTGACCATCGCGTGCCGAAGGCTCCGCAGGGTCTGGTCGTGCAGACCGACGCCTACATCGGCTCGGACGGTTTCGCCCACGGCTTGGCCACCGCCATGTGGTCCGCAGTGACCGAAGCGACCAATGACACGGCCATTGAGATCAGCAATTATTCCGTCGAGTGGCGCAAGCACGTGGACGGTGCGCCGTGGCATTCGGCCGGAACGACGGACAAGACGCAGCTGGGCTTCGGCAACCTTGACTGCGGCACTCAGATCGAGGTCAGGGTACGCGCCGTGCCAACGTATTCCGACAAGCTCGGCGAATGGTCGAGCATCGTCGTGGCCACCGTCGAATCCGACGTGACCCCGTGCTCCGTGCCGTCGAAGCCGGTGCTTTCCTCGGAATTGGGCGTGGTGACCATCCACTGGGATGGCAAGACCTCCACCGGCGCGTCGATGGAACCCGACTTCGACCACATCGAGGTCGGCGAGGGTGTCAATGCGGCTGGAATGCGGGTAATTTCCGCCACGCAGTCCGGTCAGGGCGATTATCTTGTGACCGGCCTCACGGGCGGCTCGCAGCACTCCTATGCGTTCCGCTCGGTGGACCATGCGGGCAATCGCTCCGCCTGGTCTGCCATCGCCACTGTGACCGTGGCTTCGGCTGTCTCTCCTGATGAGGTCAAACAGATTCAAAAAGATTTGGCTGATAATCAGACGGCTTTGAAGGATAATGCGGCGAAGCTGACGCAGGCGCAGAAGGACATTGCGGCGAATCAGCAGGCGCAGGCCGCCACGTCGAAAGAGCTTGAAGCGGCCAAGGCCGACATCAAGGCCAATCAGTCGGCGATCGGCACGGCCAACGCCACGCTGAAGGACAACACCGACAAGCTGACGCAGGCCCAGAAGGACATCCAAGCCAACAAGACTGGTCTTGACGCGGCGTCCAAAACGCTTGCCCAGGCCAAGACCGATTTGACGCAGGCGCAGAAGGACATTGCCCAGACCAAAAGCGACCTGACCACCGCGAATGGCGAGATCAGCAAGGCCAAGGAATCGGCGGCGCAGGCGTATGCCGAAGCCCACTCGAAGAATCACACTTTTCGTGGGCCGGACGAGCCGAAGGACAATCTGATCGTCGGCGACCTGTGGCTCAAGACGCAGAAGTATTGGACTCGCTGGCAGGGTGAGAAGAATAATTCGCCGTCCATGCTGGCCGACTTCTACACGTACTGGCAAGGAACACCCGACAACAGCCCCTCCGTGCTCGTGCCGCTCGCTGATCGCGTGATTGAGACGCTTGTCTGGGATGGCACCACGTGGAACCACATGGGCTATGCCGACGTGGAGCGCAATGCCGACGAAATCGCTCAGGCGAAGTCCGACATCGCGGACAATGCCGCGAAGACCACCGACGCCAAGAAGACCGCCGAGAATGCCGCTGCCGCCGCGAAAAACGCGCAGGGCACGGCTGACACGGCCACTGGTGCGGCGAAGACCGCGCAGGATACCGCCAATGCGGCCAATACCGCCGCGAAGAGCGCTACCGCGACCGCCGGTCAGGCCAAGGATGCGGCCAATGCCGCCCAGACCGCCGCCGAAAGCGCGAAGAAGACCGCAGGCAATGCGGAGACGCTGGCCAACACCGCCAACGAATCCGCGAAAGCCGCCAAATCCGACGCTTCCACCGCCAAGACGGATGCGGCCAATGCCAAGACCACCGCTGCCAATGCGTCGAGCGTGGCGACTCAGGCCAAGGCCACCGCCGATAGTGCGGCACAGTCCGCCACCGACGCGGCCACCGCCGCGAGGAAGGCGAATACCGCTGCCGCTGCCGCCGCTGGCGTGGCGAACGGCAAGGCCGACGTGCTTATCCAGGGCACGGCACCGGCCACGTCGATGCGCAAGGCTTCGACCTTGTGGATTGACACCACGAACGGTGCGAACACGCCGAAGCGCTGGAATGGCAGTGCTTGGGTGGCTGTGACCGACAAGGCCGCTACCGACGCCGCGAATGCGGCTGTTAAGGCGAATGATGCGGCCAAGACCGCTCAAGCCACCGCCGACAAGGCTTCGACCGCTGCCGCCAACGCGGCTTCTCAGGCTAATCAGGCTCAGGCCGCAGCCAAGAAGGCGCAGACAACCGCCGACGGCAAGAACCTCATCTACCGTGGCCCCGACGAACCGAATCATGACGGTCTGAAGCCGGGCGACATGTGGTGGCGCACGCAAAAGTATTGGACGAGGTGGAAAGGCGAGAAGAATAATTCGCCGTCCATGCTGGCCGACTTCTACACCTACTGGCAGGGAACGCCGAACGCTTCACCAAGCGTCTTGGTGCCGCTCGCTGACCGCGTGGTGGAAGTCCTGACATGGGACGGTACGAGATTCGAGCCATTCGACCTCGTGGCGAACAACATCCTCGCTGCTGGAACCGTGGCTGCGAAGCATCTCGCCGTAGATAGCGTGACCGCCGAGAAGGTCAAGGCCAATGCCATCACGGTGGACAAGCTCGCGGCCAACAGCGTGACCACTGAAAAGCTGGTGGCCGACGCGGTGACCGCCACGAAACTCGCCGCCAACTCGGTGCAGGCGCGGAACATCGTCGCACTGGCCATCACGTCCGACAAGATTGCAGCCAATTCCGTGACCACGGCCAAACTCCGCGTCACTGAGGATATGACCGTGGCGCTGCTCAACGTCCACAAGATTCAAGCGAGCGACATTGCGGCTAATGCCGTGACCACTGCCGCTTTGGCTGCTGGCGCGGTAAACGCCGATAAGCTGGCCGCGAATGCGGTTACGGCGGGTAAGGTGCAGGCCGGTGCCATCGGCACCGACAAGCTCGCCGCCAATTCCGTGACCACGGGCAAGCTCAAGGTCACCGAGGATATGACCGTGGCGCTGCTGAACGTCCACAAGATTCAAGCGAGCGACATCGTGTCCGGTGCGATAACCGCCGACAAGCTGGCCGCTAACGCCGTGAACGCCGACAAGCTGGCTGCCAATTCGGTCAATGCGTCCAAGATTGTCACTGGTGCGATCACAGCCGACAAGCTCGCGGCCAATTCGGTGACGGCTGTCAAGATCGCGGCTGGCACCATCACGTCCGACAGAATCGCGGCGGGCCAGTTCCGAGGCTACGTGTTCACCGGCGCCGTCTTCCAAAGCTCCGAGGCCGAGAACACCGGCATGAAGCTCAACTCGACCGCATTGCAAATGTGGGATTCGGCTCATAACCAGACCGTCTATCTTGACGGCGAAGGCAAGTCGAATCTGCTGACCGGCACTTTCCAAACCCGCATCAGCGGGCACAGGGTGCGTATCAGTCCGGATTATCAGACCTACATCATCGGCGGCACGGAAACGTTCGTCGGTGATGGCTTGGAATTCCCGGCCTACAACGGGTCCACCGCCTACTTTTCGCATCCGGCCATCGCTTCTGTCATCCAGTCGAATCAGGTCGGCGCGATGAGCGAACTGGACTTGTGGAGCGGACACGTCACTAAAAACGACCCTGCTGCTTTCCTTCGCCTCAATTCCAAGCCACGCGCGAAAGGCGGCACCGGCAGCGGCATCACCTCGCAGGCGTACCTCAAGGCCGACACGAATTGGGACGAGGGCGACAACAGCAAGAAAAGCGGCGCCGACCTCAACCTCCAAGGCGTGGGTGGCTCCGGCGCAAGCGCGTATCTCAACGTGCGCAGCGACACCGGCAGCCTCTGCGAGGCCGCCGTGCACTCGTACGGTTCGAAGGCCCGCGCATACTGCACCGCATCCGACGCGAACGGCGAGGTCGGTGTGCTCTCGGACATCAGCACCGGCTACGTGTATCTGGGCGGTTATCTTGGCGGGCTGAATGGACGGCACACTTTCGAGGGTGCCGTGGCGTGGAAACTCTGGTCAAGCTCGCAGAATCTCGTCACCGGCTCATATGGCGACAGCAAATTCTCGGTCGGCAGTCCGGCAAAATACGGACGATATTATGCCGTGGCCTGCGCTGACACCACGTGGGCCGGCATTATCGTTCACACGATGAACACTGGCGGACAGTCCGGGTGGGGCATCAAAGCGTTCAACGCCGACCAAAAATGCGCTGTGGACGTGTGGTGCGACACTTTCGGCTGGCTTGTCAAATGATGATTGGAGTGATTTTGTCTGCGACTTTCGAAAAGGATGAAAACAGTGGACTGCTCATCGTCCGCTGCGACCCGCCAGTGAATGGCTGCTGCAATTTCGTGTTTTCCAGCGAGACCATCGCCTCGTGGAAGGCGTTGCTCGGCCTCGCGTCGACGCGTGAGGCGATCGCGGCGATCATGCAGGGCAAGGAGGATAGGAGCCGATACGACCCGACCACGGGTAGGGGCGTGTGGACTGGGGCTTATGAGGCCCTGGAAAGCGCGCTCGACGACTCCGCCACCGACGTGAGCATGCTCGCCGCTGATGGCGAGGTCATGAATGACCCGCTGACCGCCGCGCGCAATAAGGCGCGTGAGGGCATGAGTCTGCCCACCATGTCGAATGAGACGGACGCGAATCTCATTGCCACACTGTCCGCTGATGACTCCGATGAGGAGCCGTCGAGTGGCATTGACGTGACCGTGACCAAGGACATTGAGGGATTGGACGATTTCCTCAATGACGAGTCCAGTCAATCAAATCTGGACGAGTGCGAGGAGAGATTTTACCAATCCCTCATGCCACGACCTCAAAACAACCAACAATAAGGAGATTGATTATGGCCGATGTGACCACTGAGACCACTACCGATACCGTGCATGCCGTGACGCCCTCTGAGCCGTCTGGCGTGCTTGATTTGCGTCCGCCGAAGGAGTCGGTGCGCGCGGAATTGTGCCGTCTCGGATTGGAGTTTTCCAGCGCTGACGGCACCGCCGAATCGTGGCGTGACTATCAGCGTGGCGTGCTTGCGACGTTCGACGATTCCGGCACGTCCGTCACTTTGACGGACGTGAAGACGAATCTCGGACGCACTTTGACGCTCGACGGTCTTAAGGCCGTTACTCGTATCGACACGATGACCGCCGCCGACTAACCCGGCATTCCACATTTTTCAACCCCTGCAATCCACACGGATTGTGGGGGTTTCGCATTAAAAGGAGACTTATTTTGACTCAGATTCCAGCCGACGCGAATCAGGTCATCGACCAGCTTTCCGCGCAGATCGGCACTCTCACCAAGCAAAACGCAATCCTGTCCAGCCAACTCGCAGCGGCCATGAAACTGATCCCCAAGGATGTGCTCGAAAGCGTGAAGGGAGACGAGAATGCAGAGGATTA